AGACACCTATCTTTGTAGCAATGTCGGCACAGCTTCGCTTCCCAGTCGCCCTCTCACTCCATCAGGATGCAAAGACGATTTATATTGCATACCTCGACAGCCTTCTCAAATTTCCAGCCTTCTGGTATGATAAAATAGAGCAACCATCCGCGATGATAACGCCGCTAAATGCTCGCGACGTCGATGAATCAGAAATCAACATTCCAGTGAGAACCGCATGAACTTAAAGAAAGCAAAAGCAATTCGTGGCCTTGTACTCCAGCTAGTCGCTAAGGACATCATCAAGGGTCCTTGGGCGCAGTACCGCAAGGTCGATCGCAACTATCAGGTTCCAACAGGCAAGACTGGTGATGATGGCTTGCCACTGAGCGAAACAATCACCGCATCTACCATTATTCTCGATCCCATGTCTCCTAAGGGCGTCTATCGCCGCATGAAGAAGATGGGTCCTGCTGCAGTTCTCGCGGGCAAAGCATGAAGGAAATTCAGGCTCCATTCCCAGTTGTAGGCCACTACAACTCGTTACCAAAGATATTCTTGGCAGGCTCTATCGAGATGGGCACGGCTGAGAAGTGGCAGGATCGCTTTTGCAAAGATCTAGCAGACTACGACGTTGTGGTTCTTAACCCACGCCGCGATGATTGGGACAGCTCATGGGTGCAATCTATCAATGACTCTCAATTTTTCCGCCAGGTTACCTGGGAACAGGATTGGATGGAAGAGGCAGATATCGTTGTGTTCTTCTTTGATCCTCAGACAAAGGCACCAATCACCCTCATGGAGCTTGGAATCACGCTTGGTCGTTTGAACCAAAACGGAGTTTCAAATCAACAAACCGTCTTGGTATGCTGCCCAGATGATTATTGGCGCAAGGGCAACGTGGACATCATGTGTCATCGAGCCGCAGTTCCTATGACGACATCATATCAATCTCTACTTGGCATGTTAAAGACCACCCTAGATGTTGAATTTCCACACAGTCGACATTGAGCGAGAGCTTGATCGTCAGCACCCGCTGTATGTCGGAAACTTCTTCTCCCTCAAGGGGATGTGGTGGACGAAGCGCAAGCAGCGACAGGCGCTCATACTTTCAATCGCAATAGCCTGGCATAGGCTGCTGCGAAACAATCCATCTGGCGCTGGGTTTGTTGAGGAAGAAACCCTCATCACAAATCTTACTCGACAGGTGAAGGATGCGAGAGTCATCCTAGATCGTTTCTTCAAGGTCACCAAGGTCGGCTTCAACTTCAACAACGGGATCAAGAGCCCCTCGACTATAACGCCAAAGCGGCTTGGGAAGAAGATGCTGGCCGCTGTAGAGGACTTGCTTCATGAGGTTCACTTTAGCCCAGGACCAGAGCCAACTGGCAAAAATCTTGTAAAGAGCTCAGTGCGCCTCGAGAAGAACATCAAGTCAGCGGTGATGACGCGTCTAAAATATGACGAACGTGAGGATTTGATACCACCAGTGGCCTGGATCCTCAAGCAAGATTCTCCTATCACGTTCTATTTTCGACCAAGCGGCAAGCTTCAGTCACGCGACACCTCAGTATGGCCAATTCGCGCCATCGAGACATGGCCAGGCTGGTTGCGCGAGATGCTGTTTGGCACTGTGATTGATATCGAAAACTCCTACTCGCAGTTCCTTGTTCAGAACCTCGAAAGAAAGTACAAGAGCAATCCTCTCCGTATGGAGCTGAAGTATCCTGATGTGCTGCGCAGTGATCGTGACAAGGTAAATTTTCGGCAGGAGCTTCTTGATCTACTGAAGCTCGACAACACCTATGAGAACATGAAGGTGGTTAAGAGCTTGATCATGTCATTGGCGAATGGTTCAAATGCATCACCAGCGCTCATGACTAACGGGTCTGGCAGAAGTGAGGCAGTTCGCATAGTGCTCGTTGAATGCCCACACCTACTTCCAACTGAGCTTACAAAGGTAGGTAAGCGGTTGTCTACAATCGTCAAGCAATTTCAGGGAGCTCGTAGGGACCTCTGCATCTACATGCTAAAGGCACGACCTACCCGCGCCAATCAGAAAAAGATTTTCAGCATCTATCTTGATTGGGAACGCAAGGCGCGCTACAAGATTTGGAATGCAACGGGTAGAACCGGACTCATGCTCCACGACGGTATCGATGGAGTTGTGAGTGATAAGACAGGAGCTGAGTTGGTCCAGCACATAGCCCAACAAACTTCAATACGCGTAAGCGTTGACAAACCCATGATGGAGGCCGCATGAAGATTATATTGCAAGAGCTTGATAAGCCAAACAAAAACAACCGCAGCTACACGAAGGCTGCAATGGAAAAGGCCATAGAGGAAGCAAACAAGCGACCTCTACTAGGTACCCTCGGTGTTCTAGATGGTCCTACAGTCCCTATGACTGAGGTGGCGTTCTCAGTCAGCAACCTCCACATAGAGGGTGATTTTCTGGTTGGTGAGGCGAAGATCCTCAAGACGCCCAAGGGAATGGAGCTAGAAGGCATGCTCACGAACCCTAGCTCTATAGCGTTCAGAACTGCAGGTGTTGGCACAGTAGGTGCCGATGGCGTAGTCAGCGACTTCGTAATCACGTACATAAGTGCTATCCCCGCTGATACCGCCGCATAAAACAAAGGGCTCGAATTGAGCCCTGAGTTTGTTCCTTAAAAGTGTTTGAGCTCCGGAACTAATACACTGGATACATGGTCTTACCCGCAATTTCTAATCTCTTGTTGATAAAATCAACTGCCATTTCTCTTTCTGCCTGTGTCATCTGAAGTACCTGATGGTAATTCCATGCACCTCTTGAGAAATAGGAAATTTCAAAAGCTGAGCTTATTATCCCCTTGATCTCAGCGCCCAATCTTTGAGTTAGACGCCCGACCGCTGCCATATCTCCTGCGCGTATTACTCGGTGAAAAAAGACACTGGGTTGATTGGAATTTCAACAGAGTAGTCTTGACCACAATCCTTGCATTTGCAAGTTGCCTTCAAGTCCGACCCCCATTGGTTGATCGTCTCGATCTTTTCAGCAATTCGGTTCACCATTGGTGATGGCACCGCTTGAATCCATTCCTTGATCTTGGCTTGATCACTAATTCCATTTACCGACTCAATGACACCCATTAGCATCATGATGAGGTTGTTTTGCTGGTCTGCGACCGTGATTTCCTTCTTGTTCTCATTTGCCTTGATGAGGTCGAGAACCTGTTGATATTTGTTTGGACGTAGCTTTACCACCTGGCCATTTGAGAGGTTTACGGTGTACATCTGCTCAATTACAGTTGGATCGATCATCTTCATGTTGGTGATCAACTGGTTGATGTCTGCAGTGTAAGAGTAGTCGTTGAAGGGCTTCGTTGTTCCATTGAACTCACCACAACCGTGATGAGCCATAAACTCATAGTTCGGACCGTAAGTCACAGCGCGAAGAAACAACATGATTGCATCCACATCCTTAGATAGAAGCTCAGATGGCTTCTTAACACCTTTGACGCAGGTAGAAAAGACCGTGTTCACGGCCGCACCGCTGAACAACTGGTCTGGATTCTTCATGTTGATTTCGTCGAGCGCAGACATTGGGTGAACGTGTACTTCACCATCCTTTACGTTGTCGTCGAGTTCACCGTTACGGTAGAAGATACCGCGGGATGGAAGCTGAAAGATACTGCCCGGGAGTTTGAGTCCTTCTAGCAGCGGGTTTGATTCTGTCATCCTGAGCTCCTATTGATTCTGGGGATTTCTGATTGAGGATAAATACATCCTATCGTCTATTTACGATTCTTAGCAGATCACCCGGGATCACATTTCTATGGCTTTTAGTGAAAAAGACATCAACTCTCTCCTAGAAACCATGGAGAAAGCGATGCGCGGCGGCCTACGTCCATCGTCAAGCCGTAACTACAACCAGAGCCAAAATAGCGGAAATAGCGGCGGTGATGATGGTGATTTCGGTGAGGCGGTAAAGGCCGCTACGAAAAACACTAAGAAGCTGTCTGAGGCACTTGAAGACGTCCTAGTAACGGTTCAAGATCAGGAAGACGCGCTTTCTAAGGCCAATGACTCCCTCATCAATTCAAGTAAATCATTCGGTAGCCTCGATGCCGAGCTAAACATTCTTTACAAAAAGAGCATCCCTGACGCTCGCAAATACATTCTCGCCCATTCACAGGCAACCAAAAACCTTACGAATGAGCTGAGCAAGACGATTCGTAATCAGTCACTCTTCAGCGCTTCCCTCCTTGAAAGTCATAATGAGGTAGAGCACGGTACTATTGAGTACACGAAGATGATAAATGAAATGTATGAGGCGGCAGATGGGGTCAGCAAGGGGCTTCTAAGACAGGCTGGCGTATGGGATGAGGCTACAGACACGATTCAGAAAAACCTTAATCCACAGGATTTCGGCCGTCTAAACATAGCGCTTGGTAATGCACAGCTTGCAATTACTGAAAGCTTTGGCGGCATGGAAGGCATTGGAAAGCTGTCTAAGGCAGCTGAGATGAGCCTCGAGAAGTTCGTTGAGGCAACTTCTGCAAATACCCCTGCTGGCAAGACCCTTCAAAGCCAGATTATCTCAGCTGTTGCCCAGCTAGAAAGGCAGGGACAGAAGCTTGAAATTATGGGGGCTGGCGGTGAGAAACAGGGGGTGTCTGTTCTCGGTGCAGGCGGTGTACTTGATCAAAATAAGATTGATGAGCTTCAGGGTAATGCAGAGGTTCTCGCTAAAGTCACAAAGGCTCTCGCTGAAAACGTACGTGCAAACGAAATCACTCTTAAAGATTTTGCAGAAATTGCGCATTCGTCAAATACGGTTCTAGGTAGTTGGACAAAGAAAGTTGCCGGCACGGTAAATGACTTGACAACTCTTAGTGGCGTAGTGAAGGTTGCTAAGAACGCGCTGTTCATGTTGGCCGACACCGCGCTTATCAAGAAATCCTTTGACATGCTCAAGCAGGGTGTAACTGACACTTACAAAAACCTTGCTGACTTTAACATCGCTCAAGTACCTGCATCGTTTGCCTCCGTCAACGTGGCATCGCTCAAGATGGGCATGTCCTTTGATGAAACTGTCAAATTCATGCAGGAAAATAAGAGAGCGCTGGCTGTCTATGGAGACAACTTCGGTACGCTCACTGGCAATCTAAAGGATACCTTCGCGAAGTTTGGCTACACAATGAAACAAGGTGCTGAGGTCGTAGGCCCAGCATTTGAAAGCGCAATTGGCGCTGGCATCAACGTTAGAAGCACTGACCAGCTAAACAAGTTTGTCGATCAAACGATGCAGGCGTATCAAGACGTTGCAGGCGTAATCAACATGAGCGCAGCAGATTTTGCCAAGCTCAATGCCGCGCTCCTATCATCAACAGACATTCAGAATAATCTACTCGGTCTAAGTGAGCAAGAACGTCTCGCTAAGACCCAAGAAATTTTTAACACTCGTAAATCTTACATTGCAATGGGTCTTAATGCTGATGCTGCCGATGAACTCATCAGAGCACAGGCAGCACAAAAGCATGAGGCCATAAAGGATCAGCTTGCGCAGGCTGGCAAATTGCAGCTTAGCGCGCAGATGTCAGGCCTGAGTGGTGCGCAATCAGCTAAGTTGGGCCAACTGTCGATGCTGAGCGCTGCAGGCAGAACTCCTGAGCAAGAGAAAGAATATCAAGCACTTCTCAGGCAAGAAGAGACTGGTCGCGCGCAACGCATGTCGGCTGCATATGGCACACATGATATCGGTGCGATCGCAGTCGCTACAACTGTGAATCAAGCAACTGAAGGCGCGGGTGCAATCGGTACTGAGCGTGCAGCTGCACAAAAGATGGCAACTACTGCTGCAGCTGGTGGAGCACTCACAGATGAGCAGATGAAGAGACAAGCTGAGGCAGCTAAGGGCAGCGCTGGTGTTGCTGAAATTGGCAATGTTATCAATAGCGTAAGCTCACTTCTATCTAACAGCTTTACCAAGGGTCTGCTCGGCGCTACCGGCTCACTCTTTGGCCTCATGATCCAAGCACGATTGACCTCCAATGCATTGGGCGGCGGTGGAGCTGGTGGAATATTCAGCAAGCTCAAAGGACTATTCGGTGGTGGTGGCGGGGCCGCGGCGACTGAAGGTGCTGCAAAGGCAACTGAGAAAGTTGTTGAAAAGGAGGGCGCAGAGCTTCTTGGAAAAGAAGGTGCTAAGGTTGGCGCAAAGGCAATCGGTAAATCACTTCTCAAGAAGATTCCAGGCATTGGCTTTCTAGCAGGTCTAGTCTTTGCAGGTCAACGCGCTATGGCTGGTGACTTCGCTGGCGCAGGTCTAGAGGTTGCATCAGGTGCAGCAAGCACGATTCCAGGCATTGGAACCGCAGCATCAATTGCTCTTGACGCAGGCATCGCAGCAAGGGATATTCACAATGCAAGCGCTTCTCCAGCTCCTGGATCTCCTCCATCAGTAAGCGGCGGACCTGGTTCAGGTGCCTCTCAGGATGATGTAAATACAGCTGCAGCTCAGGCTGCGCAAGGAACTGAAGGTGGCGAGAAGATTCTCGGTGTTCAAGACATGACCGCCCATGACTATCTCAGCACCATTGCTGACAACATGGCACAAGCGGTAAAGCTGCTTCAGGCAATGTCTGATAATGGCAATCAGGTTCCAGCGCAGGTTGTGGCAAATAGGATTCAGCAAACTACAATGAAACCGATTCCATCGGCCACGTCGTACATGACGGGTCGTCAAACGGCACCAGCATAAAGAGATAACATGGCAAATTTTGTAGACTTTTGGCGCATCGTAACGCCGGCTTCACGTAAGGCTCAGTATCAACAGCCTGCAATAAACATGGATGACGGCATGAACCTCAACACGGCGGGGTATGCTTCATTCTCCACCGTCGCTTGGTTCTCCAACCTCCTTAAGGGCGCAACTGCCCGCCTTCAGCGCTACAAGCAATATGATGCCATGGATTACGGCGACATCTCTCGCGCCCTTGATATCATTGCCGAAGAATGCGCAAATGAAGACAAGCGCACTGGCCTACCATTCATCATCGATTACCAGACAGAAGAAAACCAGGTAGTTCCAGATACCACAGTTTCTACAATCCGTGCCGCGCTTCGACACTGGTCAAAGTTTCACACACTTAACAAGAAAGCATTTGACATCGCGCGCATTCTTATCAAGTACGGCGACTGCTTCTTCCGTAAGACGTCAGACACAAAGCGTTGGGAGTACATTGACCCAACCCGCGTCATCGGCATTGAAATCAACCTAGAGGGCGATAAGGTAGCATATCACATCCGCCCATCAAGC